TTTTTACCCCGAAAACGCCTCAATAAGCCACTATCGGCTCGAACCGGATGCAAACCAGTCATGACGGCTCAAAACGGCTCAGAATGGCTGCAAACGGCTGAGGTAGGGGTAACAGAAGTACGATATGGCTCCCAGACTCCCAGAATACGATCTAAACCTTCTGATTTACCTACCAGGGGCGATGAGATGGTTCAGTTCTGCAAAGATATTGGATTCCCATTGCTACCTTGGCAAGAGCAATTAGCTAGAGACTGCCTTAGATATAAGCCGGATGGCAGATGGCTGCATCCACTCATAGGGATCATGTTGCCACGCCAGCAGGGTAAGTCGACCTTCATGGCATTGCGTATCTTGTTCGGCATCTATGTTCTTGGTGAGAAAATGCACCTGGCTACAGCTCATAAATTAACTACCTCATCGGAAATCTTTTTTAAGGTCTCAGAGATAATTGAGAACTCGCAACTGCTCCTGGATAACTTTGCCAAGAAGTATGAATCTAAAGGATCGCAGGAGATTCGGTTTAAGAATAAGGCTCGCTACCTAATCAGAGCCGGAAACTCAGCTGCTCGAGGTATTGCCGCACCCGATGTGATCCATATTGATGAACTTCGCGAATTCGATACTGAGGATGTCTGGTCATCGATGCGATTTACTCAGATGAGTAATCCCAACCCGCAGGCCTATGTCTATTCCAACGCAGGCCATGCGAACTCGGTTCTATTGCATAAGTTTAGAGAACGCGGCCTAGCTGCAAGCGAAGGAGCCGATGATTCTATCGGCTGGTTTGAATGGAGCGCAGAGCCGGGGGCTGAGATCACGGACAAAGAGGCCTGGTATCAATCTAACCCGAGCCTCGGGCATACAGTCCACGAGGATAATATTAAAGACAGTTTATCGGATCGCGAGGACATTTTCCGTACCGAGATCCTCTGTCAGTTCGTTTCAATGATTAACCCGGTGATCTCCGAAGCCGAATGGAAAAAATGCAAGGTGGATAACCTGCCTCAACTGGATGTCGAGAAAGATACCTGGATGGCGATAGACCTTAGCCCGGATAGAAAGCACGGATCGCTAGTAGCTGGCCAGAGACTAAGCGAGGATAAGTTTATGGTTAGCCTTCTCCATACCTGGTTCAACCCGGTCAACCTAGATGACAAAGAAATGGCGAACGATATCGCTTACTGGGTTCGTAAGTTCCCGGTTAACGCGGTGGCCTATAGTAAGTCGACAGCCTCGGCGGTTGCAGCTCGATTAGCTCCAGCCGGAATTCCGATACACGAAATCACAGGCCAGGAATATCAGCAATCGTGCGATGAATTCGTCTCGGCGGTCTCTAGCCTTCGCCTTGCGCATTCGGATGCAGAGGAATTGACTAAGCAAGTCCTAAGCGCCGTGAAATTAACTCGAGGAGATGGCGGTTGGGTAATGGGGCGTAAGGCTTCGGGAATTGTCTGCGGGGCAGTTGCTTCAGCAATGGTTACTCACTTTGCGACACGCGCCGAATCTGAAGTAGACATCCAGATAGGATAATGTCTAGACAGTAGCGTATAATATGTCCAATGGGAATCCGGGACATCTTTACATCATCTAAGCCAGCAGTCGAGATTACAGTCGATGCTGCTTCTACCCCTGCGCCGTTTAATAACACGGCTTCATTTAATCCTTTCGTATTTACACAATCAGTTGCAAGCCGTCAACAGGCCATGGCAGTTCCAACTATCGCTCGCGCTAGAAATATCATCTGTTCAACTCTTGCAGCTCTACCACTCGAGCAATACTCCAAGGTCGATGGATCGCACATGGGAACACCGGCTGTTATCAATCAGCCAGACCCACGCGTTCCCGGCTCTGCTATTTATGCATGGCTTGCAGAAGATTTACTCTTTCATGGCGTTGGCTATGGACAAGTCCTAGAGCAGTACGGAGATACAGGCCGTGTTCGTGCCTGGACTCGAGTAGCACCAGATCGTGTAACAACTAAACTTAATAATCTTCAGACAGAAATCGTTGGATATCAAGTAGACGGCTCAGTAGTTCCAACTCAAGGAGTCGGTTCTCTTGTAGTGTTCTACGGACTTGACGAAGGCGTGCTTAATCGTGCAGGGCGTACTATCCGTGCAGCTCATGCCCTCGAGCAAGCAGCCGAAACTTTTGCTAAAGAGCCAGTCCCACTTCAAGTTCTAAAATCTAACGGAACTAATCTTCCAGCAGAGCGAATTTCTAAACTTCTCGAGTCATGGCGTACAGCCCGACTTACAAAGTCAACTGCGTTCCTAAATGCAGATGTTGAATTGCAGGCGTTGGGCATCGATCCAGCCAAACTACAGCTCAACGAGGCTCGTCAATATGTTGCTCTGGAATTGGCTCGCGCCTGCAACCTTCCTGCATATTTCGTAAGCGCAGAGACTACAAGCATGACTTACAGCAACTCAGTTTCGGAGCGCCGTTCTCTTATCGACTTCTCTATGAAGCCAATCCTTGCAGCTATTGAACAGCGTTTATCAATGCCGGACTTCTGCCCGTCAACTGGTGAAATCCGATTTAGCCTAGATGAATTCCTGCGCTCAGATGCTCTACAGCGTGCTCAAGTATACGAGATTCTTAATCGCATTGGCGCTATGAGTGTCGAGCAGATTAGAGAAGAAGAAGACCTTATCGATAACAAGGAGAACTCATGAAGATAACCATGCCATACGCTATTACAGCGGCGGATACAGAGTCTCGAATCATTGCAGGCCGCATTGTTTCATGGAACGCTGAAGGCAACACATCAGCAGGCCGCACTATGTTTAAGTCTGACTCAATCAAGATGGCTAAGAATATCAAGCTAGTTCTACAGCACGATGTTACTCGCCCCCTCGGCAAAATGGTTTCATTCGAGGAAGATGCAGAAGGCATCACAGCAGAATTTAAGATCGCAAAGACCACAGCCGGTAACGATGCCCTCGAAGAAGCTGCAACTGGCCTTCGCTCAGATTTCAGCGTTGGCGTAGATGTTGCAGAGTGGGATAACGAAAATGGCGTAATGGCTATCAGCGCATCCAACCTCATCGAGGTTAGCCTTGTTACAGATGGCGCAATCCCAGGCGCAGAGGTCGCGAAAGTAGCGGCTGAAGATACAGAAATTTCTGAGACACCTCAGGAAGAAACACAATCAACTACAGAAGGAGAACAAGTGTCAGACACTACCGTTCCAGAAGTTGCTCCTGCCGCAGAAACGGTAGAGGCTGCAAAGGTTGAAGTTAAGGCTGCAACAGCACCTTACATCTCAACAACTGTTCGTAACCCAATCGTTGATAAGGCTTCTTATCTCGAGCACTCAGTCCGCGCCTCACTTGGCAACGACACATCAAAGATGTATGTCGCAGCAGCGGCAGATGTCACAGACAACGCTGGTCTCGTACCAACTCGTCAACTCACAGAGGTAATCAACGGAATCTCAAACGCAGACCGCCCATTGATTGACTCAATCTCAACTGGCGCTCTTCCAGATGCAGGAATGACATTCGAAATTCCTAAGATTACAGTTGCTCCAACAGTTGCAATCGCAGCTGAAGGCGGAACACCATCAGAGACAGACCAGAACGCTGCTTTCGTATCAGTCGATGTTAAGAAGTACATCGGACAGCAGACATTCTCACTCGAGCTTCTAGATCGCTCATCACCAGCATTCTTCGCTGAACTCGTACGCCAGATGGAATACGCATACGCTAAGGCTACTGATTCAGCAGTCGGAAGCGCGCTAATTGCAGGCGGAACAGACGGCGGAAACCGCACACTTACTACAGGCGCTCTTGCAGCAGACTTCGTAGCAGATGCAGCAGTTTCTATTTACTCAAACACTCTTGGATTCGCGACAAACATCGCAGTATCTCCAGAGCAATGGGGCGTTCTAATGGGCTTGGTCGATTCTTCAAATCGCCCAATCTTCCAGCAGACAATCAACCCACAGAACGCAGGCGGAACACTTACTGCAACAGCAGTTCGCGGAAACCTTCTCGGTCTCAACCTTCGCGTAGCTCGTAACCTTTCAGGTACAGGCGATAACTCAATGATTATCGTTAACCCAGATGCTTACACATGGTACGAGTCACCACGCCTATCACTCCAGACAAACCTCATCTCAACAGGTCAGGTTCAGGTTGGATACTACGGTTATGGTGCAATCGCTACCAAGATCGCAGCAGGCGCTTACCGTTACATGGTTGCATAACCAAAACTAATCATGGGGGGGCTGCTGCTCCCGGTGGCTCCCCCAGTCGTTTAATAGAGAGGATGTAGAGATGGCTTCAATAGTTACAGTTGCAGAACTAAGGTCTATCCTTGGCGTCTCTACATCCCTTTATAACGATGCTTATTTAACAGATGTCATTGATACAGCTGAGGCAGTTATCTTGCCTATGCTCGTCACTTACGCTTCACCAATATCCCGTGTTGAACTCCAGGATAATATCGCTTACTACACAGTCCTAGGCGAGAACAATTTTTCAGAAGGTCAGAGCGTAGTCATCACAGGCTGCGGAACCCCATTCAACGGAACCTTTACGATCTTAGAATCTAGCAATTACGATATCGATACCTATGTCATGAACTCTAATTCTCGAGTATTCGTAGACGGCGTTTATCGTGACTTTAACGGATTCTTTACC